TGGCTGCGCAGGAATTAAGCATATTATTTGTTACTCGGAGTTAATTCCCCCCTCACACATCAACACTATACTTCATCGGCTGCATCGGGATATCATATAGCCTGCGATAATTGATGGAGAGATAGCGATGAGTAAAATGGAATGGTATCAAGAAAATATTAAGTGTTATGTCAATCCTAGTGAAGCGCATAACTTTTTAGCGGTGAGTTACGTTAAATCAGCGTCTGTTATGCAAGCAACAACATTGATGTGCAGTCATTGCTTACAAATTATAGAATTAAAAGATGTTCAAGAATTTAATCATGAAGCTACGCTTTTATGTACTTCAGATAGTGTTTGATTGAAGTATCTTTTTCTGCTTTTCCTAGGTGTGTGTTGTAATGCTTTTTGTAGTATTCCCATACACCATCTATGTCCGTGGCCTTTGGTAAAGGTTCTTTGCGTCTACGATAGTGGAGTCTTGCCATCGCTGTCGCAAATCTTAAATCATAAATCATGCGTTCTGGTAACGGCATGTTATGACAAGAAAAATTTAAGGTTAGAAGATTTACAACCATACCATGATTTTTAATATAGTTTTGCCAAATATCGGTATATGTAGCTGGTTCCATCTGATAAATTCCCAGAGCTGGACCTTTAACTTGTTTAAGATATGTACCACCTAAGGATTCACAGGCACAAGTAAAAACGAGTAATTCTTCAGCTTCTGCACTATACATTTGCAACAAGTCTAGTGATGGCTTTATAATTAACTCTCTGAGCTGTTTATTATCAATCATTTGTATTCCTTTTAAATATTATACATAATGATTGTAAAGGAGAATCTAACAATGACCAAATTAGACCCTAAAAAAATTTATGCAACAGTTAAAAAAAATATTAGCTACGATGAAAACAAACATTGTTTAATGGTTTTAGAAATCATAGGCAATGGTGGTTCAGTTGCTGAATTTTGCACCCAAGCTTTAGTTTCTGATAGAACATATTACAGATGGCGAAGAAGCCATCCTATATTTGATGAATGCTCACGAATAGCACATTTACATTCGCAAGTTCTATGGGAACGTGAAGGCGAAGAAAATGCAGATAATTTAGATTTTAACTGGAGATATTGGGAAGGCATTGGTGCGCAGAAGTTTAATCATGGAAAGCAATCAAGAATTAGATTAAACATTGATGAACACGCAGACCCATATACCCAATATAAACAACTTGTTCAACAAGCTGGAGAAGGTGATTTAACTGCATCTGAAGTTAAGCAACTGATGGAATCTATCAATATCGGCATACGAAGTTATGAAAGCTTTAAACTGCAAAGCGAAGTTGATAAGATGAAAGACGACCTAGTTAAGATGAGCGTAGACAATGGCAACAATATCGTCCCAATTGCGGGCTTTACGCAAACAAATTAAACTACCTCATAGAATAATATTTGTAGACCGTGAAATAAAGACGCATGAGTTTGCAGAAAAAACAATCTATGTCCATATATGGATTTAAGGAGATAAAATGAGCTGGTTATCAAAAGGTTTAAAAAATTTAGAAGGCGCAATAGCAAGTGTTATTCCTCATCAAACTGCTGCTGAAAGACGAATGAAGTCTGATATGATTAGTCAGTACTATCAACAAAAAGAAACTGCTATGGCTGAACAACAACGTGTTGGAGCTGAAAAACAAGCAGAACAAAAACGTATACAAGAAAAAACTATTCGTGCTATGAGAAGAAAGTATCGTGCAGGTGGATTTATGCAACCAATGACTGATGCTTCTGGAATGCAAGAAAAATTAGGATAAAACATGGCTGAGCTACTAGACCAATTTAAGCAACGATACAACCGTGCTATGCAAATAAGCTACCTTTGGGCTAGTCTGCATGAAGCATGTTATTTTTACGCAATACCAAACCGCAATCGTTTTTGGCGACCTAAAGAACAACAAGGTGAAGCAAAAGGTACTCGTGTGTACGATACCACGGCGATTGAGGCAACAAAAACTTTTGTTAGTAAGCTCCATACTGCAATGACTCCTCCACAAACGCAATGGGGCTTTCTATCAATTGATCCAGAATTTGATGAAGATGATGCTGGCATAAGTCGTGATGATGCTCAACGCATGCTTAATGATTACATGCGCAAACTATTTGAATTTATACATGATTCAAATTTTGATGTAGTTATTAATGAATGTTATTTTGATTTAGCAGTTGGAACTTCATGCTTGGTTATCAATCAATATACTGATGAACAACCATTATTATTTACTAGCATTCCATTAGATAAAATTGCTATTGAAGAAGCAATGACTGGAAAAATAGAATCTTGGTATAGAAACTGGGAAGATGTTAAAGCTAATGAAATAACTGTTCGTTGGCCTAAAGCAATTCTTCCTGCTGAATTGAAGCGTGAAATAAAAAACAATCCTGATTATACTTTAAAAATTGTTTATGAGGGAGTGATGTACAACCCTCAAAATGAAAAAAAATATCAGTATGTTGTATGTTCTGATAACAATGTTTTTTATACTGAAAACTTTGAGGTTAATCCGGGAATTGTCTGGCGTTTTCAAAAAACCAATGCTGATACATATGGTCGTGGTCCAATCATGGATGCGCTTCCATCTATTATTAGTTTAAATGAGCTTGCACGCATTGAACTTGCTGCTGCAAACTTAAACACATTTAAACCATACATGGCTTTTAGTGATGCGGTGTTTAATCCACATACATTTAAAATGCAACCAATGACGGTAATACCCATTGCGCCATTAGGCTCTTCTGGGCAAGTACCATTAATTCCATTGCCTGATACTTCTAATCCACAATTTAGCCAATTGTCGATACAAGACTTAAGAATGCAAATTCGTTCACTGCTGTTTGCGGATTCTTTAATTCCAACTGACAGTAAGCAACCAGTAAGTGCGACGGAAGTAATGATTCAAAAACAAAGTCTTGCTGAACGTATTGGGCCTTTATTTTCAAGATTGCAACAAGAATTCTTGTGGCCTGTTATTGAGAGATGCTCATATATTCTTGATAAAATGGGACTGTTACCATATCCACAAATTGATAGAAAAATGATATCATTTGTCTATCGTTCGCCATTAGCGTTAGCAAAAGGACAAGAGCAGATTGCAAGATTTACTCAATACTTTCAATTATTACAAGGTATTAGTGGTCCAGAAGCTGCACAGATTTTTATTAACCCAATGGAATATCCATATTTACTAGCTGATTTAATGCAAATTGATAATCGGTTATTAAATGCGCCAGCGCAAGTACAACAAACTATGCAGGCACAACAGGATAAACGGAACGAAATGCAGGATATGATGATGCAACAAGGTGGACAACCACCTCAACTACCACAGGTGTAAAATGAGCAATCCGTATATTGAACCGCAAAATTATTATGAAAATTACCAAACTGCTGAACAACCAAAAGAAGGTATAGCTCTTGATGAGTTATGCTGGCATGTTTTTAATACAGAAGATGGAAAAAAGCTTTTGGAAATCATGAAAGACCGGTTTATTCTAACAGCAACACCCGGACCTATTAATGAAACATATCCAAATATGTGTGTTTTTTATGAAGGTTTTCGTGAAGCGTTTAGGCAAATTATTGGTAGTGTACAATCTTATCAAATTAAAAAAGATAACGAGGCTAAACAGGCAGGTGTTTAATGGGTTTTGATACTATTTCAGCAACAGTAGAAGATATGGCTATTCAAGATTCTGGAATTTCGAATACTCCAGAACCAGCATGGTGGTTAGATGATAATACACCGGGCGTAGGTGATAGACCTGAATGGTTACCTAGCCAATTTAAAAAAGCCTCTGATGTTGCCAAGTCATATCAGGAACTACAAAAACGTTTTGGTGAAGCTCCTAGTGAGTATTCTTGGGAAGCAGGCAAAGGATGGGTTGAGCCGGATTACGAACCTTTTCAAGAACTAGCTCAATTTGCAAAATCAAAGCGTGTTCCACAAGAGGTAATGGATAAAATGCTATCCACGGTTGGAAAATATTTAGATGAATTTGGTGTTGACTATGAAGCTGAAAAACAAGCTTTAGGTGAAAAAGCAGATGAACGTTTAGATATTTTAAATAACTGGGCTAGAAGCAATTTATCAGAACAAAGTTTTCAAGCACTTACAACCAATCTTAGAACGGCTGATGCAGTTTTAGCACTAGAAGAATTGAGGTCAAAAATGTTAGGACAAAATACAATGATACCCGGTAATGAGCAAGCGCAATCAGATGGCGTGTTTAGCTTAGAAGACCTGCAAACTGAACTAACTCAAAATATAGAGAAGTATAAATCTGACCCACGCTATAGACGTGAAATTACAGAAAAAATTGAAAGATTGCAAAATAATCGATAAATCTTTAAACTAAATGCAAGTGTCCAGTTTTCTGGAGAAATTGGAAAACTTGCATTTACGGCCCTTATTGGACAACCAGACAAATTCAAGCCCAATTTAAAACGAGTTTTTTATTTATTAACTTTTTTTAGAGGGGACAATTATGTCTACATCTTTGACCAATGTACAACAGATTGAGTTCGATGCACTCGTAAAAGCAGAATATCGTTCGCAAGGTTTTTTACTTCGTGATTCCGTTCGTATGAAATATGATGTTATCGGTGCGCAAGTAGAATTTCGTAAAGTAAACCAAGTTATTTCTGTACCAACTGCTTATTTAGCTGCTGTTACAATTCAAGATCCTGGCTACAATAAAGTTCTATGTACTTTACAAAAATACACTACACCAACCGCAGTGGATGAAGTGCAAGAATTAACAGTTAACTTTGACGCTAAAATGGAAAACGCCATGTTAGTCGCTCAAGCTATGGGTCGTCGTTCTGACCAGATTACAATTGACGCAATTGCTGCTGACGTTGGTGACACTATTCCAGATGGTGGTACTAACTTTAACTACGAAAAATTCACCCAATGTTTAGAATTTTTTGATAATCATGCAGTACCATTAGCTGAAAGATTTGTTGCTATGTCTGCAAGTAACTTCAAATCTTTAATGCAAGATGACCAATTCACCAGTACATTCTATACTCGTAACGATCCAATCGACCGTGCACGTATTCGTGAATACTTAGGCTTTAACGTCGTTATCATTCCTCAAATGACTGAAGGTGGTTTACCACAAGTTGGTAACATCCAAACTGCTTTAGCTTGGCACAAAATGTCTACTGGTATGGGTATCGGCATGAACTTCCGTACTGAAATCAACTACATTCCACAAAACACTTCTTACTTAGTAAACGGTGTATTTTCTGCTGGTGCGGTTGTAATTGATAATCGTGGTACATTAGCAATTGAATGTGATATCACTGCTTAATAAGGGGAATTATAATGGCTTTTAATGATTCAAGATGGACTAGACAAACTCTAGCTTTTAACTCTGGTCGTGTAGTTACTGATGCAGGCCCTGAAAATGGCCCAGCAATATTTACCTATGCTTCTGCAACTGACAATATTGCAACTGTAACTGCAGCCGACTATTTTGCGCCTGTTGTTTATGATTTAGCAGTTGGCGACTTAATTTTTATCGATGCATCTGATGCAGACGGTATTTATTTAGTAAGCGCTGTTGATCGTGATTTAGGAACTATTTCTGTAGTTTCTTATGGTCCTGCTGGCGCTGTTGCAACTGCTAATATTCAAGCTGGTGCTGTAACTTTAGCAAAATTAGCTGCTGGAATTACACCTAGTCATGTTGTGAAATATGCTGCACAGTACACAACTACCGGTGGTTCTGCATCTGAAGCAATTACTGTAAATGGCGTATTAGCTACTGACTTAGTATTTATTCAAGTTAAAAACGATGGTACTAATAATCGCACAGTTTTAGCTGCTGCTGCAACATTAGATACTATCACCGTTACATTCTCTGGAGACCCTGGTGCTGACTTAGTTCTGTACTATCAAGTCTTAAGAGCTGCTGTTTAATAATTGAGGAGCGCAGGAGTATGATTACCAAAACATCCATTATATCAAATGCGGTGACACAGTTGGGCCATGCTCCTGTTGTTTCCTTAATTAACCAAGATGAGCTTATAGTTTCTGCTGAACAGGCTTATGACATGCTGTTACCTAGTGTTTTGTCTCAAGGTAACTGGAGATTTGCGACAAAGATAGAACAATTAAGCAAACTTGTTGAAACACCCCCAGCACCATATAAATATGTTTATCAATTACCAAGTGGATGGTTAAAAACCTTAAGCGTTTGGCCCAATACATATGACTGGGATATTTTTCATGGTAATAAAATCTATGCGTTTCAAGATACTGAATGGTATATGCAATTTGTATATCAACCAGACGTATCTATGTTGCCACCATGGTTTGTAAATTATTTTGTATTTGAAATTTCAACGTACCTTTGTTTAAGTAACGCAGAGAAAACAGACTATTATGCTGTTCTTGAAAAAAAGAGAATAGAAATGCAAGCTTTAGCGATGGGTGTTGATTGCCAAAATAGACCGCAATTTACACAAGTTGATTTTCCAGTGTTAGGAAATCGTTATATTGGCGGTGTTTATCCAAACTCTTTATCATAGGAATTGATATGCCAGAAGTTACATGGTCGCAAGATGAGTTTAGTAGAGGCGAATTATCACCTATGATTTATGGTCGGGTGACAATTGATGCATCACAAAAAGGTGTTAAAAAAGGTTTAAACACAATTACTTATCCTCAAGGAGGAATAGGTAAACGTTTTGGTACAATCTACCGTGGAGAAGTTACCGGTGTTACAGATTGGCGTGACATATTTTTTGAGTCATTTCCATATTTGAATGAATGCGTTTACTTATTAGTCTTTGTGCCGGGTCAATTAGAAATTTATTTAGAAGATTTTTTAGTTGCAACTATTGCAGCGCCAACTCTAATTAGTGAAGTTATACGAACAATGGACTGGACTATTTTAGATAGGTATTTCCGTATTGCAGCCCATAGAATTCAACCAAAAGATTTAACTAGAACTAGTCTTGCAGCTAATCCTATTAATGCCGGTGCAGGTATTGTAGCTAATCAATTTACTTTAACTAATCCAATAACTGGAAATATTATTTCTGCTGCACGCTTTACAACGACAGGTACACTACCAGTTACTACACCTCAAATAATTACTGAAAGAACATATTTTATTAGAACTGATGCAACTGGGACATTGATTAAAGTTTATAATACTGCTGCTGAAGCTTCAGCTGATACAAATGCATTCACTCTTACGAATGTGGGAACAGGCGTTAATAATGTTTTGGTATTAAATAGCTGGTCATTAGTAGATGTTGTGTTTCAAAATAGGCCTCAGTATGACTTTACTGGTGGTTATGATACATACACTTTTAATTTGGGTGCAACAATTGTTGGTTCAACAACAACATTGACTAGTAGTACAGCAATGTTTAACCCTCTTTATGTTGGTGGAACATTTTCAGATGGTACAGGAATGGCTTCAATTACTGCAATTGGTGCAGGACCATATCCAGTAACACAAGTAACTGTTCTTATAACCTCTACATTTCCATCTGCTACTGGGATGTTGGGACGTTTATGTCAAATTACAGAACCAGCGTGGAGTAATACAATAGTATCAGGCGCACAAACTTTTCCTGGTCGTGGATGGCCTGCTAAGTGTTCAAGTTTTCAAAGCAGAGCTGTTTTTGCGAATACTGAATTACTACCAAATGGCATATGGTTATCAGTTATTAATGATTATAATAATTTCGATATGACTAATATTCCACCTGATGATGATGATTGTATTAGTTATTACCCATCTAGTGATACAGTAAATGTTATTAGGTTTTTAGTACCATATCGTAGTTTTACAGTACATACTAATACTGGAATTTATTCAACACCATTAAGTTTTGAAACTGCACTAACGCCAAGCAATTTTAGTTTACAATTACAAGAATCTAATCCTGCTACAGCAATTCAACCACAGGGTGTAGATAACCAAATTATTATCGTATCTGGTAATGACGTACATACAATGCTTTGGGACGGTATTAATAATGCATACGCCTCAAACATCATTAGCGTTTATTCAGAGCATTTATTTAGCTCACCCCATGATGAGATACCCTTTGTTAATTTAAATCGTGCTGGCAGTCGCTATGTCTTTTTTATTAACGACGATGGTTCCATGATTATCTATCAAACTTTGATAGCTGAAAATGTAAGTGGATTTACTCCTTGTACAACTGGTAGAGTTGATCCAGATAGACCTGAGCTAAAAGGTTATTTTAGATGGGGAACAAGTAGTCCAGATGGTCGAGCTTGGTTTGTAATTGAAAGACAAATAGCTAATGAATTGGTTCCACCATTTACATACAGCACAAAGTATTTTATTGAAGAAATTAGTTTTGATGTTTTTACTGATTGTTCTTATGTTTATTCTGGACCACCAACATTGAGCATTTCTGGCTTACCAAGATTTAATGGAAGAACAGTAGTTATGCAAGGTGATGGATATGGTTTTGAAGATTCAGTAACTAATTCAACTGTAGAATTTGTTGCACATGGACAGCCATTTGATGTTACTAATGCATTTATTGGATTACCAGTTGATACTGAAATACAATTAATGCCTAATAACATACCAGGTGCTGGTGGCTACAAAGGCTCATCATTGGTTTTTCCACAACATATTAGAAACGCAACATTTTTCTTTAATAACACAATTGGTGGTTTTGTAAATGGACAACCAATTTCTATTAAAACATTAGAACAATTCAATCCATTAACACCACCAGAACCGTTAACTGGATTATTTAAAAAAACATTGATGTCTGGCTGGAATGAATTTTACCGACAACCTATTACTATCACGCATTCAGAACCATTTGATATTCGTTTGTTAGGCGTGTATTACAAAATTGAGGAGTAACGATGGACCCATTAACTGGTATATTATTAGCTATGCAAGCTGCTGGCATGATAGTTGATTACTCACAAACACGTAGACAACAAGGTTTGATTCGTGCCGGTCGTGAAATTGAGCAAGCACAATATGAAGCTAATTTAGAATCTTTAAGAGCACAAACAGAACAAGAGTCGTTATTTTCAATGCAGCAGTTACGGTCTAATATTGGAACACAAATTGCAGTACAAGCAGCTAGGGGTACAAGTTCTGCAGCCGGTACGGCAGTAAGTTTGAGAAGCGCATCACAAAAAGCATTTGCTGAAGATGAAAGAACAAGACGTATGAACTTACTTGCTAAAGAAGCTGATTTAAGAGCTAGCAATGTATTATCTGGATTACACACATCAGCAAGTGAATCACAACTAGGTCAAGCAATGGCTGGTCGTTTCTTAAATCTAATACCCCTCTCACAAACACTATCTGACATAAGAGGTGGAATGAAAGGCGGTAAACAAAATACTAAATTTGGTGCTAAGGAGCTTGTATAATGGCGCAAAATATCCAAACATTAGAACCAACACAAAGATTAAATATTACAACCCAGCCGCAAAATTTTGCCAATGTTATGACGCAAATTGCTAGTCAACCTACTTTATTAGGAATGATTGGAACAACAATGGCTAGTAATGCTTCACAGTCCTATCAAAAGTTAAGAGGAATAGAAGCTGGAAAAACACCAGGTAATGATTTGTTACCACCAATAACAGAAGCTGATAAAGCGTTTGCAGAAGGCTATAGTGCACAAGCCCAACAGACTTTATCTATGCAAGCACAAAAAATGTTAATGCAAGGACAATTAGATTTAAATCAAAACTATAAATTGTCTAGAGGCGACATTGAAGTATACCAAAAGAATATGACTCAAGGGTTGCAAAGTATTATAGAACAAGCGCCATATACAATACGATCTGATTTAGCAAACCAATTCAGCAGTCAATTACAGTTAGATGTATATAATTATAACAACAAACTTTTAACACAACAAAAAACTGAAGCTAAAGAAAATGCTAGTGTTTATCAAAATCAGCAATTAAATACTATGTATAATACGGCTTTATCTGGTGGAAATAGTGCTCCTATTGAAACCAAAAAAATTTATGATAAAACACTAAAAAATATTGAAGGAAATTTAGCTAGTGGTTTAATTAGTCCTGTTGAAGCAGAAACACAAAAACAGGCAGCAAAACAAACTTATTTAAGCAGCTTATTAAGCGCTGATGCAGCTAATGCCAAACAAAATAAAAATACTGCTCAGTTTCTAAATAGCTTAATTGAAACACCTTCAGAATATCAAGGTGTTAAAGTAACACCTAGTGATTGGGAAGTTGCTAGACAAAAAGCTTTTAATTATGTAGCTACATTAGACCAGTTTTCTAATCGTAATCAGAACCTTATCTTGTCTGATGCTATGGTAAAAATGCAAGAAACTGGATTAACATCGAGTGATATTGCTGAATTAAAATCTACACTTGACCCTGAAAAATTTAATACATTTTATGTAAGTTATTTAAAAACTGAAAACCAAAGATTAAGCTCTGCTAACAATGCGCAATTTGTTGCTGCTAATTATACTAATCCTACAATAATGTCTGGGTTGTCTAACCAACAAAAAAATAATGCTTTTGATTTACACGCAAGCAATATTTATACAAGACAATTAGATATTGGTAAACCTATTAGTATTCAAGAAGCTCAGTATCGTGCACAAGCTGCAAGTCCAGTGCCAATACCGAAATATATAAATTCTTTGGCTGCTGCTTTAGACAGTCCTAATCCACAAATAGCTGCTGAATCTGCTGCAACTGTACAAAGATTTTTTGATTCAAATTTAGGTTCTGCTTTAGGAACAACTTTTCAACAAAATAGTCGTCCTAGTATGATGCAACACGCCATTACAAATTTTGTAAATGGTGGAAATAGTGCTGAAGAAGCAGTAATGCTTGCAAGACAAATGTTTAATCAACCAAAAGATAAACTTGAAGCGAATCAAGCAATTGCAAATCAATGGTCAAAACGAGTTAATACTCCAGCGCAAGTCGCAACATGGGCAAAAAATTTTATAAACAATCCTTCAGGGGTAATTATTCCCAACCAACCTGTATTGCAAAACCAAATGAAACAGGTTTACATGGATTATCTTGTAGCATTTAATGGTGATGAGCAAATGGCATCTAGTTACATGGAAAAAGGCATGAATCGTGCTTACGGTGTTACTAGAGTGAATGGTCGAGATGAGTATATGTATATGCCAATCGAACAAGCTGCTGGTTTAGATGAATATGCTACACCTTTAGTATTAGATGACATTTACGAGCAGACACAAAAACAATTTGCTAATATGAAAGCTATTTATGATAAACCTAATAGTCAATTAGATTTTTATTATGAACTAAAACCTCGTGTAACATATGATCAGTACGCAGAAGCTAAAATATTTTTGCAAGATAAAGATAAAGGGTTTCAACCAACTGGTAAAACTGCTCAAGAGATTACACAGTCTTTAAATGTTAGAGCGTTTCGTATTCAGGAAGCAGAAGAACAAGTAAAACAATATGAAGCTGGTAATCCAATTGAACTTGAGCAAATTTATCGTAATGGTGAAAAATACAGTAGATTTATTGAAATTGTAAATAATCCTTTTATGTCGATTTCTACTGGTGAAAATCCCACAATTGGTGGTTACGATATTCAAATGCGAGACAAAGATGGTGTTCCTGTAAAACTGTATGGTGTATTTGATCAAAACTATACTTATCCTGCTTATGTTCCAGATATTCAAAAAATTAAAGATAGATATGCTGGGGTAGCAAAAATCCCCGGGCAGCCTATGGAAAGTTTTGAAAGTCGTGTTAAAAATTTATTAACTAGTGAAAATAGACCGGGTCAATTAGGTGCAGCATTTATGGCAGCTCCGTTAAGATAAGGACGTATATGAAAAATTTGGATGAAAGATATCAACGTGCTTTAACTCAAATGTACAATGATGAAAATAAGTACATTGGACCAGATGATTTTCCTTATGACTTATCTGAAATTAATGCTGGCGTGCAATACGGTAATCAACCTCAATTTAAAACTTTAGAGGAAGAAAAACCCGGGTTTATAGAAACTACTGCCAGAGCCTTTTGGAAAGTCAATCCTTTAGCTAATGCCGGTAAATTTACCCTAAATACCGGTATGGACTTATACTACCTGAGCGACCCAGTTCCAGATGGATGGAATACTAATGACCCAGAAATCTATAAACCATATCCAGAAAAATATTGGCCTAGATTAAGAGATTCAGCTTCTCCTAAAGATTTAGAAAGACGCAAAGAGCAAATTGAACAAGAAATGTATTTTGACCAAAGATTGAATGATGGTAGTTATGTAGCTCAATTTATTGGTGGTGCTGCTGGTCTCTCTGCTACGCCATTTCTATCAAGTGTATTTCTGCCAACATTGTCCTCTATTAAATATGGGAAGTTAGGCCAAAATATTTTGCAAAATGTTATCCAAGCAACACCAAAGCTTACTTATAGTTCTTTAGCTACCGAAGGACTGATGCAAGCAGCTTCAATGGGTGGAAATCTCCAGGATGCAATGGTTGATTCGTTTCGAGATGTTGTTTTTGGTGATGCCTTAGTTGGTGCAGGAAGTGCTTTTTCTTCAATAATAAATAGTTCTAAAGTCTGGAATGCACGAAAAGTTTTAAATATGTCTTATGATGGCTCTAGTATTGAGCAAGTCGTTAACGAAAAAGGTGAGTTAGTTGGGCATAAATTTGTGCCCGGTGAGCGTATTGCTGGTAACGCCCAGAAAGTGCAAGAAGGAACAGAGGCTGCACAAAACATGATGGCTATGTCTGGAGCTTTTGCTGTTCCGGGGTTAGGTAAAGGTTTAGCTTGGTTAGGAGGACATCCTCTACTTGGAAGTCCATTAGTAAGAGGTTTAACCTCACAGTTCAAGGCTGTGCAGAATTTTACAAATACAATTGCTAAAAGTTCTATAAGAACACAAGATGTTATTGAAGGCATTGCAAGGCCAGACAGCGCAGAAGATATTCGAAGCTTTTATCAAGCTATGGGCAGTTATACAAGTGAAGCTTTAAAAAGTCATTACTATAACGAAAATGGTTTAACTAGCTCTATACAAACCGTAAATGCTGTAAAAAACTTAACTCAAACATTTACAGAAGGAAAAAATGTTTCGTGGGAAGAGTTTGGACAAAGGGTCCGTCAAGTTATTATTACTGGTGAATCTGACGTTAGTGCCAATATTAATAATGCTGCAAAAGATTTAACGGATACTTTAGAAAGATTTAATAGAGATTATGCCGAAGCTCATGGAACACATTTATTTGAATCTCCAAAAAATGCTGTTAACTATATTTTCCAAAATTGGAATATAGAAAAACTAATGCAAGACCCAGAAGGGTTTGTAAATATTTGTGTTGATGGTTTTAAATTAAGAGCAAAACAAATACTAGAATTACAACAACCTGTAAAATATGCGCAGGATGAAGTTGATAGATTAACAAGTATTCTAGAAGCTCCGGATTTTGAAACTGAAACAAGAGCACTTGTAAACGAACGAAAAGTTGCCGTTGAAAGATTAAATAAAGCTAAAGAAGAATTAGATACCAAACTAAGAAACAATGAAGATTACCATTATTTGCTTGAAGATAGAATTATTTTAAACACAGAAGAAAAAACACAACTAAAAGAATTATTTTCAGATGTGAACCAAGCAAAATATGAACAAATTAAAGCAGAAAAAGATTTAGAAAATTTAAAAAAGTCACTATCAAGCGAGCAATCCAGAATAAAAAAAGGCGTAGACCCATTAGAGCGGGAAAAGTCTCAAATGGCTATAAAAGAATATAAAAAAGCAATTGACGCTAAAACTAAAGAACTAGATTTAATGATTGAAAAAGTTCAGGCTGAACAATCAAAAATTGAATCATTAGCAAGAACAGGAAAAATCAATCAAAGATTTTTCACATTAAGTGAAGGTAAGGTTAATTTTAGAGATCTAAATGCTACCCCTAAATTTGCTAAAGTTCATTCCAGTGAAGAAGAAATGCGCCAAGAAGCAAACGCTTGGATACAGCATATTTTAGGAAATACACCTGAAAGATTGATTGATAATGTTATTGGTCACAATACACCGGGCTACAGTGAAGCACCTAACCCAGTTAGGGCACGAACTATTTTATTACCTCAAAAACTGTTTAACCAAGTCGATGGTTATCTAGATAATGATTTGACTAAAGCAATAGGCGCTTATGCCAATTCCATGGGAAGAAGAATTGGTCTTAAAAAAGCATTTGGTGAGTCTTATGGCCCCGGAGGAATTGAGGATTTGCTAAGAGGTTTCCAGCAAGAGTATGATGCTAAACGTGCACAAATTTTAGCAAAACCTGCTAGTAAACAAAGAGCTAAAGAATTAACCAAATTATCCAATGACTTTAAAAAAGACCAAAAACTTATGCGAGACATGTATGAAGTTTATCATGGCAGATATCAAAAAGCTGGAACCGATGGCGGTGAGTTGGTTGGAATATTACGCAATCTAACATTTTCCGCAAAAATGGGTGCTGTTACAGTATCTCAGTTAACGGATATCACAGCTATTACCTTGCGCAATGGTGTGTTGCCGTGGATGGTTAAAGGTATAATTCCTCATATTAAATCATTAAATGGCAGATTAAATACACCAGAAGGTGAGGCAATTCGTGATGCTGCTGCAAAACATTTTCTAGGTTTGAATCATGTGAACCAAAATATGATGGCTAAATGGTTTGGGACTAACTCAATGTCTTATCAACCGGGCGTTGGAAGATTAGCTAAAGCCACTGAAAATATAGCTCATTTGTCATCTAACTTTTATGGTACAAATGCTCTTGAAAACCTCAATGAATTAATGGCTGCTAGTGCAGTACAAAGCGATATAATGAAAGCAGTTTTTGCGCATTTAGACGGAACGATTACAAAAGACCAGCAAGTACAAATGGCAGGATTAGGTATACAGCTTGAAGATTGGGCTAACCGTTTTGCAGAAAACTATAAAAAATCTGGTGGTTATAGTCAATTTAACAATCGTGCATTTGAATCCAACTGGTTTGATTGGGAAGATATTGACGCAGTTAATCGTATGGCTATGTCTGTCAGACGTGGAGTTGAAGAAACTGTGGTGAAACGTACAGCATTTACCAGCCCATTATGGACTAATGACCCAATACTTGGAACTCTGTTTATGTTTCATGGCTGGTCTTATGGTGCTACAGCACGATATTTAATACCAATGCTACAAAGACCAGACGCACAACATTTAACAGGTATTTTAATGATGAGTATGGTATCTGTATGGCAAGACCCATTGAGACGATTAGCAAATGGCAAACCTGCATTTGAAGACGAGGACACACTTGCTAACGTTGCATTGCGTAGTTTAATGAACAACGGTGTTTTAGGGGTTGTACCAGAGGCTTTTGAAGGTTTAAATTTAGCTTTAAATAACCAACTACTTCCTAAATTACAAGGAGAGCGCTATAAAGAAAGAGGACCTTCCGGTAAAATTGTTTTAGGAGGAGCAGCTTTAGGGTATGTAAATGACACATTAGAATTAATACGTATGGTAATTTCAGGCCAAATCAATGAAAATGATATGAAGCGTTCGGCAAGATTACTTCCATTTGTTGGCTCATTGTATACTAGAGGACTGTTAAATAAATGGATTGAGTCTTTAAATTTACCTAAAACAAGAGCAGAAGCAAAAAATCTGCAAGGAGCGTAAATGTCTACACAAGTACAAATTAATGATGTCATTCCCAAAACCCAAATTACAGCTACTGGCGGACAAACAGTATTTACAACAAACTGGACTGCTAATGCTGCATCTGATGTTGTTGTTTATGCTCGTACTTCAACGCAAGAACCAGACGATTTAACGCAAATTGTAAGTAATGTAAATTATAATGTGGCGTTTATAGGTGGCTCAGAAGTTGTAGAAGTAACTTTTTTAGTCGGGCGTACTGCTGGTGATATAATTACCATAACTAGAAACACACCTGCTGACCGTCTTAATCTTTATACCAACACAAACTTTACCCCCAGTATGTTAAATCAAGATGTTGGTATTCTTACTTTGGTTGACCAGCAAGCACAGTTATATAATCAAAATGTTGCACCACATTATAATATTTCAGCTACGATTGATTTAGGTAATCAAATATCTGGACTTGGGGGTGATATTTATTTGCCAGTATTAGAAGCCAATCAGTTTTGGTATAAAAACTCTAGCAATACAGAAATTAGAGCTGCAACATTACCAACTGGTGGCGGTCAACTACCAGTATCTTTACCTTTATTAACTTATACGGCAACTGCTTATTTAACTAATGAAGCAAATCTCGGTGCATTATCTACAGGATTTTTATTTCAAACAGTTGCTGCCGGTATAGCAACGTTTAGTTCTGTTAGTGATACAGGAACTGGTGATGTAGTTAGAGATACAAGTCCAACCATATCATCTCCTAATCTTGAAGAAGCTAGAGTAATTAATGTATCTGCAACAATTACAGATTATACAGAGTTACAAAGTGATGCAACTGGTACAAAAATTGCTACTTTTCCTGATGAAACTGGAACTGTTCAATTTCAAAAATCATCTCCAACAGTACAAGTTTTAACAGTAGGTTCTGGTACTTACACTACACCTGCTGGAGTTAAATATATAGTTGTTGAAATAGTAGGTAGCGGTGCAGGTGGCCAAGGTTCTATTACAGGCGCTGCAACATCAACAGGTAATGCTAGTACATTCGGCGCTTTGTTAACTGCAAATGGCGGTAATGCTGCTATCGGTGGTACAACAACTATCAATGCTCCAGCAATAGGTTTTGGTGTTAACGGTGGTGATGGTGGCGAAAAATATGCACAGAATACAGCAACTTTTAGTTTAACATTTCCTGGTGGTGCTGGCGGTTCTTCATATTTTGGCGGTGTGGGTGCATATGGTTCCGGTGGTAATGGTGGTGGCTATACCGGAGTTGGCACTGCAGAAACAGGAGCTGGTGGTGGTGCTGGTGGTTATATCAAAGCAATCATTAATAATCCAAGCGCAAGTTATGCTTATGTTGTAGGAGCTAAAGGTTTAGGTACTGCTACTGCTGGCACACCACCGGCCGATAAAAATGGTTCTGATGGCAGTGATGGAATTTGTATTGTAACTGAATACTATCAGTAATATTATATTTATAAAAAATAAGGAATTTTCCTATGACAGTAGCATTAAAATTTGGGCGTGATGCGAATTCATTTAACGCCTTTGCACCCAAACCTTCTGATACAAAATACAGCGCAACTTTAGTCGTAAACGTTGAAACTAATATTACACTACCCGGAACAGATGAAATTTATTGCGTATCTTTTCGATATCAACCCGGAAGTTCTGTTTATGTAGATGTTTCTGGAGCTACTGCAACCGTTCCTGCTGGTGGCACTTTAGCATCTACAACTAGTGAATTGAATCCAGCATCTTTAACATTATCAGCCGGTACTAAGATTTCTATGATTACTGATTACGATACTTCTCAAGTAAGTGTCGTCGCTTGGAGAATTGGTTAATGGAAAATTTTAGTCCATTAGGTTTCGATACTAACTTTTCTTTTGGTCAACAAAGTGTCTTTACCGTTGTAGATACACAATGGCAGGTATTTGTTGGACCTAGTTTTGAAATGATTACAGAATCAGGCATTCTAATGGAAACTGAAGACGGCCTCGACGAAATGATAACGGAGTAAGAAAATGCCAAAAATCAAATGGAGTCAATTCCCCAATGCTGGTGACATTCAAACTGGCGACATTCTAGTAGGATTAAGAGCTGGAACTAACGTACAACTTAATGCCGTAACACCAGAAGAAATACAATCTTCCGCTTTTAACTTTGCGTTAGCTGGTGGTGCAAATGATGCTTTTACATTAACTTTAAATCCACCAATAACATCTTATACAGACGGTTTGTTAGTCACCATGACAACAAATGGTTTGACTAATTTGACCGGAACACCAACTTTAAATGTTGATGGTGTGGGTGCTAAAACAATCACCTATCAAGGTTTGCAACTTGAGGTTGGGGATTTAAATGGAACCGGTACATATGTATTAGTTTACAATGCTACAAACAATTACTTTGATTTAGTAAATCCAAGTGTATCGGCAGCTAATACTCGATTAGTTCAGTATAACGAATATAATTACTCCATAGATACAGGCGCTGCCAATGCTTACGTTGCTACATTGCAGCCCGGAGATGTTTCTTACACTGACGGCCTTTGTGTTTTGTTAAGGGTGACTAATGCAAACTCTGGCGCATCTACAATTAATGTTAATGGTGCTGGTGTTATTCCAATAGTTTTAAGCAATAACGCTGCTTTAGTTGGTGGCGAATTAGTAGTTGGTCAAGTCGCATTATTAACGTACAGCTCTGCATATTCTAAATTTATTTTAATTAATCCATCTGATGATACTACTACATTATTGCCAGTTACTAATCATAGAATTGCTAGATTTGATGGCACATCAGGACGCATTCAAAATAGCTCTGCATCTATCTCTGACGCCGGTGTTTTAACTACACAAGCAGATGCTGTCATTCATACTGTAAATGTTGGCTTAGGTGGTGGGGCTGTAGCTACTAATACAAGAGTTGGGGTAAGTGCTCTTGCAAGTAATACAACGGGAAATAATAATACAGCTGAAGGTAATTTATCTTCAAATCAAATTACAACAGGAAGCGGAAATGCTTCATTTGGATCACAATCATTGCAGCAAAATATATCAGGAGCAAATAACACTGCAATTGGTTATGTAGCATTGAATTTAAACACTGCTAGTTCTAATACAGCTGTTGGTGCTGGAGCTTTACAACTAAATACGAGTGGTACACAAAATACTGCATTTGGTTATGCGGCTGGTAATCAAATAACTACAGGGATTCAAAATACCTTTGCAGGTAATCTTTCTGCTTATAAACAAACAACTGCAAGCGGTAATTCTGGATTTGGACACGAAGTTTTATATCAAAACATTACTGGTGCAAGTAATTCAGCTTTTGGATATCAAGCTTTAACATCCACTACAAGTTCATTAAATTCTGGTTTTGGTTATCAGGCTGGTGGTAATAATACATCAGGAACCAATAATACTTTTATTGGTTATAAATCTGGCTTTACATCGACAACTACTAGTAACATAACCGCAATAGGCTACCAGGCTTTGTTAAATAATACAGTTGCAAACAACACCGCGGTAGGTAGTGGGGCTATGGACGCATGTACCATGGGAACAGGCGTTGGTATTGGTTTAGATGCTTTAGGAGTATTGACTACCGGTGTTAGAAATACAGCTGTTGGAACATCAGCAGCAGCAACAATAACAACAGTCAATGACGTTACCGCTATTGGCCATGGTAGTTTAACTTTAAATACTGGCGCACAAAATACGGCAACAGGATCTAATTGTTTATTTTCAAATAGCAGTGGTATACAAAATTGTGCTTTCGGTTCGTATGCTGAATATTCAAATTCAACCGGTTCAAATAATACCGGATTTGGTTACAGTGTAAATTATTCACTTTCAACTGGTTCGAATAATACAGCCATAGGCAGTATTGCTGGATATATTGGCGCAACAGGAGCCGTTTCATTAACGACTGGTTCGAACAATACTTTCCTTGGTTACCGCTCATGCGCTAATGCAGCGGACGCAGCAGGAACAATTGGTATTGGTGCTGATTCTGTTCCGGAGAAAGCAACAGGTGCAACCAGCGCAGACAATGGGCCAGGTATTGCTATTGGCTCAGCTAGTTACCCTGTAGGTTTCCGTGGCGATGGTACGATTTACCCAAGTGCTGGAACTAGTTCTGGTTATTTTAGAATCAAACTGAACGGAACTTATTACAAAATTTTATTATGTGCTGACGTATAAGGGGAATTATTATGCCTGTTAATTTAAAATTAGATGGAAATATACAAGCACCGTATATCACTACAAATGGTACAAATCTAATCACGGTTCCGGCTACAACTGGGACCATGGCCTGTTCTAGTAATACAGGAACATCTGGTCAAGTGCTTACATCCAATGGCGCAGGTGTTGCCCCAAGTTTTCAAAACGCTTCTGGTGGAACTATAACTTCATGGGTGCAGTATACTCCAACATTTACAGGATTAGGTACATGCACAAGTGTTAATGTTTGGTCTAGAAGAGTCGGCGATACATTAGAAATTATGGGTACTTTTACATTAGGCACGCCTACAGCTACCGAAGCTAGAATAACCCTAGGTTATGCAGGTAGTAATTCAAATGTTACAAGTTCAAATACTGTAATTACAGCAATTACTTTTGCTGGAAATTTATTAATTGGCTCTGCCACTGCATCAACATTTTATACATTAATTGAAGCAAACACTGGATACTTAACATTATCAAGACAATCTGGTTCAAATGCAGCATTAACTAAAATAAATGGTAATACATTTAGTGCTGGTGAAATATTTTCAATTAATGCAAAAGTCCCAATCGCAAGCTTCCCATAGGAGATAAAAATGTCACAAGGATTTACATCGCAATTACCTATTCCCTTGCCTGTAGCGCAAGGCGGAACTGGCTTAACTAGCACAACCGCTTCAAAACGATATCAATACTTGCCCAGATATTGACTTATTAAAATTAATCTATGATTCATTAGGAGATAAAAATGGATAAAGATGTACAACAAGATATTAAAGCAATGTGGGATTCAGTTCATCTTATTGATGAAATTATTGCTGCTAACAAACATGATGAATATTTAGATGATGATGTTAGACGCAATTACAAACATCTTGAAATCATGCTTGGCAAAGATTGGATTATTGATAGTGGTGTAGATTTACAGCCGTTTGTTGATTGTATTGCTCGTGCCAAAGCATGGTTAGGTGAATAATATGGAATTTA